TCAGCGTGCTCGGTGAGGGCTTCAGCCTCTTCCGGCGTGGTCTTCTCGGCCTTGGCGAGAAGCTGGTTGATCAGTTCGATCTTCTTTTCAGTTGCAGTTGACATGAGGTGGACTCCTTATGAGGTGGACTTGATATGATCAGCTTACATCATATTCAGGATTATGCAATACCTTGAAGAATAAGTTTCTGACGGATGAGGCGCTTGACCTTAGCCAGTGTGGGGCGACTGGGCACGAGACCCGACTTGTAGGCCTCGGCAGCCTGCTCCAGCTTGGCTTGCACGTCGTTGAACTTATAGCAGCTTACACAGCCTTGGAGGTGCTGTCCGGTGTGAGTCATGACTTCTTCCTTCCGTGATTGTGTGGGCAGGGCAAGGAGTTACCGTGGTCTTGACAGACACGCTGTCCGTCAGTGGATACCCACTCATTTTCCTTCTTGTCAAAGTAGACAACTGGCTTGTCAGTCATGGTCTTGCTCCTAGTGCTTAGGGGGGAGGCCATTGTGACCTCCCCGAGTGGGTTACTTGTTGAGAGCGACTAGCTCATTGAAGGCTGAGGTGATCTCTTGCGATGATCCCCAGCTTTGGCTGATGATAATGAAGAGACCCAGCTTGTACTGTTCGTTCTTCTCTGTGTTAGACACGATGTAGTAGCGACCGTCCATGGCGTTCTGCTCGATGGTGAAGTAACCGATGACGTCTGTGCTGTAGTTAGCGAAGTCAGTAGCGCTCTCGATGTCCCAGAACGCGATGCTGGAAATCTCTTCGGTGTTCATCTTGTAGATGTTCATGGCGTGCTCCTTGAAGTTGATGTGGACTTGCTTGATATAATCATCATATGGCATAGAACTTGAACATGCAAGCCCTTAGTCAAATAAGTTAGGGCCGACCCCGTAGGGCCGACCCGGTCAAGCTACTTGCGGAGGGCGAGTACTGCGTCAGCACCAGCCTGCGTCATGTAGAGGCCCTCTTCGCCGTCAGTCTCGAACAGACCCTTCTTGATGAGCGAGGAGAGAACTCCTCCGGCAGCCTTGGCACTGAGACCGAGGACACCAGCTGCTTCATCGGTGAAGACGTCGGTCCAGCTGGTGGAGTTAGCCTGGATGCCGTCGTCAAAGAAACCGAAGTAGCCTCCAGTGGCGAGTGCGTTGATGACTGTGGTCTCGTGTGCGGTGAAGTTGATGTCCATGATGTGCTCCTTGGTGAGTGAGTTTGACTTGATGTAATCATCGTATATCACTAATCTTGAAGTTACAAGCTTTTAGTCAAAGTTTATTCATTTTCTTTTCTGTCGTGATAACCCGCTGCAATGTTGAAGGCCACGATAGCCCCGAAGCAGGTCCCCGCCGAGAACACCAGCAGGAACCAGCCAAGGGTCACTAGGAAGCTCATTTCGCCTTCTCCAGTGTGACGGTAGCGATCCAGCGGTTGACTGTGCCGTTGATGGCGTAGACCGTAACCCTGCGACGGCGAAGGGTGATGATACCAGTGGCAACCATTCCAGTGAGTGTGGCCGAGATCTGCTTTCCGAGGTACTGGCCTTCGGTTGTCCACATGTCGTGTCCGTAGCTGCTGGTGTGGCAGGCGACCGTCTTAGAGTTGACGAGCTTGACTGCTTCGGCCTGCTGTGTGGTGAGGTTCTTGATGTCCATGTTGTGCTCCCTTGAAGTTGATATGATCATCCTACACTACTTGAGGAAGAGGCGCTACCCCCTTCCTCAACTAATGTTAGAAGTCTTCGTCTTCCTCGTCTTCAGCCGAGAAGATGTCGAACGAGTCGGTGATGTTGCCGTAGTTAGCGCCGTAGCGACCACCGTTGTTCAGGACAACCTTGGCTTCCTCGCCGTGCTCTTCGATGGCCTGCTGCACAGCTTCGAGGAGAGCGTAGAGCGTGATGCTCTCGTCGGCAACCTGCTCAGCTGAGTAGCCTGCATTGGAGTTGATGTTCAGAATAACGTTTGACATGATGAGTTCCTTAGTGGGTCAGTGGATTAGAAACGGGCTGCGAAGTCAGCTTCAACATCGTTGTCATCGTCACCGTTGATCAGCCATTCAGCAGCAGCTTCTTCGGTGATGCGAAGGTCTTCGGCTACGCGCTTGATGTATGCGGCTGAGTAGGTCATGATGTGCTCCTTGGTGAGTTTGACTTGATGTAATCATCATACGTCAACTTCTTCAGATGTGCAACTCCTGTTTTCAGGTTTATTTTCTGTAGAAATAGGAGTGCAATTCCTACTCAGATTATCGCAGAAAGTTTCTGTAGAAATAGGAGTAGGGCCACACTCACAGTTACGCAGATTATTTTCTACGAAAATCGGAGCGTAGCCCTACTCAGGTTTCTTGTGAAATTACTGCTGGAAATGGGAAGGAATGTGCAGGGGAAACGTCCCCTTGGTGACATAAGGCTTGGCAGTCGGATTGACACCACGACCGCTGATACGAACGTACTTACTGAACTCGCAGAAGACGTTCTGAATGTCCATCCAGCTGGCTGGTCTTCCGTTGCTTTCAGGCAGTGGTGGCAGCTCTTCCACCGGGAAGTTGCTGATAACATCGTGCGCCTCCGAAGGAGAGGCGTAGGGCTTGCCGATGAGGAACCCGACGCCCATCCTGCTCCCAGGGCCAGCGAGTACGAACGTGTTTTCTTGGTCTTCCTCGCCTTCGCAGTACCCCATATCCGTCGCGATCTGCATCGCCATGAATGGCCCTAGTCCGTCCACTTTCTGCAGGTCTTTGACCCTGCTGGCAAGGTCAGGCAAGGCAGCGATCCGGGCTAGGTGTGGCCCTGCTGCTGGGAAGGTTGACTGCATCTTCTGGACTGTCGGCCGCTTATCTCCGGGGCTGACGAGTATCATGTAGGCACCACTGAGAAAGGCTCCAGGACGTTCTGCTGCCACTGGTGCCACGACGCGGTCATACCACTTCGGGTCCAGGATGTCGGACGCCTCAGGGACGTAGCCATCGTTCCTCTCGATGATGGCATCCATGGTGTCTGGCCTGTTCACCTGACGGTAGAAGTAGGACAGCATCAGACGGTCTAGAGGATCATCGTGCAGGTTCATTCGCTCCAGTAGATACTGGCTGCCCCTGTCCAGCACGCGGAACACGTTGGTGAACTTCCTCGTTGTAAGAACTCGGCTCTTGACAGGCTTGCCCTCCCAGACTCGGTGCCTAGCACGAGCGAATTTGATGACGTCCTCGGTGGTCTTCATCGGTCACCCTTCTGGTTGCCCAGTGCTAGAGGACACCTATAAATATGTTTCTGGTGGTCAGTTCCCAGATAGACTCTGAGTTCCTTTCCCTTGCACACGCACTTCAGCTTCTTATGCTGCTTGCTCACTTGTTTCTCCTTGTCTTAGCTGGCACTGTGCCGTCTGTCTCGATAGCTAGCGTGATGTGAGTTATGGCTGCTGCATAGTCGTCAGTCTCAAGGGCAGCCACAGCAAGCTCCAAGGCTGGCAGGGCTATCTTGCAGATAGCCAGCTGTGTATCGGTGGAGGCGTTCTTGCCTTCATGCTTGGACTGGGTCTTCAGCTGCCAGAACTCTTGGTTCTGCAGGTGCTTCACAGCTTCAACTAAGGCCACATGAGAACTATCGTGGATGATCTCGTTGGCATGCCCTTCATGCAGCAGCGCGACACACACTTTCCCGATGTGGCGTCTATCCCCATTCACCGTTCTACCCAGAAGGACTGAGCGAACTTCTCGCACTCGTCATTAGGGCAGAACACAGCTCGTCGCCCGATCATCAGGGTGTCTTCTGCTAGCAGTTCTCCACAGAGTGTGCAGGTAGGTTCTTCAATGCCCTTGCAGGTGTAGGTGACGTCCCACTCGTCCGGCAGGTGCCGAGCGACATAGCTGGGAAGGTAGAACAGGTCGTCCTTCTTCCAGTGGTAGTCGTAGTCGTGGGCTGCATGTGGCTGCTCATTTTCGCAGCGTCGTTTGAAGGTCATTGGAGTCGCTCCGTAGCTTTCTTGAGAGCACGGACTAGGACACGCTTACTAGTCATGCTCATGTTGAACTCAATATCAGGTGATGCACTCATTTCCTCATAGAGGTATTGTGCCAGACTGTTGAAGTCCGCATCAGCTGGCTTCACAGGTTCGTCTACCCTTAGAGTGTGAATCATACGCATGGTGTGAATCATGCGATGCCGAGCGTGCAGTCGTTGCCCTTCTAAGCGTGCTTCGAAGAACATACCACAGTCGCACAGCCTGAACCTGGGACTCCAGCTGTGCTTGTCATACTCTTCAAGGCAGCGCATGATCTTGTCTTCCGTCATGGTCTGCATCTCGGTGATGGTGTCCCACCGACTGCGTGCGAGGTTCACAGCTGCATTGAAGTTCCCGTGCTCAGTACAGATGCAGGTGCATTCCGCTGTTGGATCACTGTGCTGTTCGCATCCACACATGTTAGAGCTCCTCACTTGACATAGGCTGGCGAGGACCTGTGAGCGCTTCAACTGTTTCCCGGAGCAAGATGTACTCGGCATGGATACGGTGAGCGTCAGACTCCAGCGTCATTCGGCTGAGCAGTGCTTCAACGAAGCTCTCTGACCGGGTGACTGCTTCCATCTCTTCGTGGGTGGCATCCATGCCCTTAGCCATAGTGCTGTCGAGAAGCGGATACGTCTGTTCCCAGATGTGCTTCTGGTAGATAACCTCAAGCAGTGCGTTACCTCTCTCGACGAGAGCTTCACGCGGATCGGTTGGTATGTACATTGTTGCCTCCTCAGGCGTCGTGGACTAGGCTCAGTATGCACTACCAGCAGCACTAGCACAAGCTTCATATTTAACTCCCCTATAGGTAAGTATTATTAAGTAAATAAAATCATGCACGCGCTACTTAAAACTAAAAGCACCCTTAGATGACCCGAAGCGCTCCGAAGGAGCTAGCTGAGGGGGTGAGATGGAGGTAGTACCTAATGCTCCAATAGTCACGGTGTCCCTTTCACACAGCTGCTCACAGCGCTGCACACTCTTTCGCGCTTGATGCGCTCCATCGTGCACAACGACGCAGACTGGCTCGGTACAGGCTCAGTGTGATTAGTGTCGCTATTGCGCTGGGACAGGGCTGGTGCTAATGTTGCCCTTGGCTGCTTATTCGGTAGCCTTCAACATTCACTATAGGAGTCCATCTTATGTCCGAACCATTCTCACCAGAACAGGCTGAACATCGCAGTGAAGTTCCTGCACAGCCTGTATCAGCTTCCACTCACGTCGCTGCAATGCCAGCCCAGTCGGGTCCTCGGCATGCACAGCCGAAGAAGAGCAACGTCAAGCAGGCCCGTGACCGTGCACAGTACGTCCGTCAGCAGAAGGGGCATTCGTTCATCCTTCACTGGTTCGTACTCGGCATCTTCAGCATCTTCATTGTGCCGATCTATTACTCGGTATCGCCTAACCACTTCTGGAAGCTCTAATGTCTAAGGGCAAGGGCAAGACTACCAGACGCTATTCCCCACTTGACGAGATGCTTACCCCTGCACAGAAGACCATGCGCAAAGAGATGACAGAGGGCAAGGGCAAGATGACCCTGGATGATGTGTTTGATAAGCCAGTCACACTCGGTGCTGTGTTTGATGAGATGCTCGGTGGTCCAGTAGAGCCGAGTGCAGCGCTTCAGCGGTATGCCACGTTCAATCGCTCAGTACCTAACATTGCTCTGTCTATCATTGATGGCTACGATCTAGTCCTCAGTCTCAAGCAGTGGCAACAGGTGCAGGCTATGGTCGAAGATGGCATCCGAGAGGGCTACAGAACCTGCTCAGACGGCTCTTAGCCTCGTGTGGCCCGTATTAACTCAGGCTCAGACGCTCTGAGATCTCGGCTTGCGCTCTTGTAGGGTCGTGGGGTACTGTTTCCCACATGCCCTCCACACAGAACGCTCCTAAGGACTCCAAGTCCTCCAAGAGGCGTGTCTGCAAGGCTCTGACAACGAGCGGGTCTCGATGCAAGGCGACGGCCGTTCCAGGCCTGACCGTCTGCAAGAGTCATGGTGGAGGCACTGCTGCCAGCGTCAAGGTAAGCAAGCGATCGAAGGTCACTCAGCAGGTCGCTACGCTATGGGGCATTACGCCTGACGCTGGCAGCATCTCCGTCGAAGAGGAACTCACTAAGCTGGCACGCAATAAGCTGACAGACATTGTGGCCCTTCGTACTCACCTCTCAACTGAGGACAATAAGCACATCGGTCTCCTTCGGGATAGTCATGAAGTCACTGATACCGAGGTTGGCGAAGAGTCCTATCGCACACTGAAGACCAAGAAGACAGCTGGTGTATCGCCGTGGGTCATTGAACTCCACAAGGCTGAAACTGAGCTGATCCAAATACTCCGTCTCCTCCAAGAGGTTACTGGTGGCACTGATGAGATTGACACTAAGCGTGTCCGCATCCAGACAGCTCGTGAAGCTGCACGCTTGCTCAAGGCATTCCCGGGCATCTCCGTTGATGAGATAGCAGCTGAGGTGAGCAAGAATGCTTCTTGATAACGAGCTTGATCTTCGCCAGTACAGCTATGAAGAAGTAGAGGCTGACTTCGGTGTGTTCTGCACTGCAAGCGGCATTCGTCAATCAGCCTTGACCGACGTACTCACAGCCAGCGTTGATGCTGAAGCACTGAACACGTCTCTGGGCTGTGTGGCCTATTCAACCCCTCCTCAGGAAGGGAAGACGACTTGGATCGTGCACTACATCGCTTGGACGCTTATTCGCAATCCATGGTTGAAGATCGTGTATGCAACTTATAGCCAGTCGCGGGCGAACGCTGTCTCTCGTCAGATTCGTGGGCTGGTGCAGACATGGACTCCCTTGAAGTCAGGTAGCTCAACAGTTGAACGTTGGGAGACACGTGAAGGTGGAGGGCTGCTTGCTGCTGGCCGTGGCTCCGCTATGACAGGCTTCCGCAGTGACATGACCGTTATTGACGACCCCATCAAGGACATGCAGGAAGCGCAGTCCGAACTCATCCGGGAAACGACAGTCGAGTGGTTCAGCTCGGTAGTCCTGACCCGCATGGCATCCCTTAGCCAGATCATCGTCGTTGCGACACGCTGGCACAAGGATGACCTCATCAGCCATGTAGTCAAGCCCGACGTGCTCGGGGCCACCTACATCAACATTCCCGCTCAGGCCACACACGATTCCGCCCAGCCCGATAAAGACGGTAATGCGGACATAATCGGCCGAGCAGTCGGGGAATGGCTACCGTCTGTGCAGAACCGTTCAGCACGCTCCTGGGAGCTCACTAAGAGAGCCGTTGGAACGTATGTATGGCAGGCACTATATCAAGGTGACCCACAAGTCACAGGCGGTAGCTACATCAACGTTGACAAGATCGACATCATACCCTGGGAGAACGTCGTGTGGTGTGATGAGCGGACGGGCAGCATGCAGACGCTGAACCATGCAGTCATCATCCAGTCCTGGGACCTTACCTTCGGCACCATACAGAACGGCAAGAAGAAGAAGGCATCCAGCGGCGACTATGTGGCAGGACATGTCTGGGCTGTCATCGGCGGGACTAAGTGGGTACTCGTTGACCGGGTCCATGACCGCTTCACGTTCACCGAGCAGGTGGCACAAGTTCAGCGCATGGCTGCTAAGTGGCCGCAGACCTCACGGGTGTACGTCGAGAAGGCAGCTAACGGAGCAGCCATGATCAGCACGCTGGCTAAGAGGGCAGCCCTGATCAAGCCAGTCATCCCACAGGGGTCCAAGGAGGTCAGGGCACTGGCTATCCAGCCCGTCGTTGATGAAGGCAATGTTGCCATGCTTGACACGGTGTTCACCGAGGCCATGTTCCAGGAGTTCAGGGACTTCCCCTTCGGCAAGCATGACGACGACGTGGACGCAATGACTCAGGCAATCAATCAAGGTCGAATTGACTACTTCAAGATGGGACGATAACATGGCTACACACACACGACTCCCGGTGCCTGTTGAGCAGGAGACCGCGATGACCAAGCTGGAGGCGTGGCTGCTCACCAAGGACAGCCCGACTTACGCTGCCTACTACAATGGGAAGATGTCCTATGCGCTGCACGGCAAGGCGTGGGAGACATACATCACCGAGGCCTTCCCTGACCTGAAGAGCCAGACCACGTCTGAGAACATCTTCAAGACCGTGATTGACATGTACGCGGAGAACATCCTCCCTGTACCCGATGAGCTAAGGGGCTTCAGCAATGTGCTTCCGCCCCTTCTAATGCGTGGGGAGTGTCCTGTGGTGGTGGACTCCGCTGGCACTCCCCACTTCCCCGAGCACTTCGAGATGATCAGTGATGGCCGCTTCACCGTGGCAGCTATCTTCACTCGCAACCTGGAGCACATGGTAGACCACGTCACGTTCGCCTACAGCGACGGGCGTACTCGCCTATTCAGCAAGCCGATGCCTGAGGACATGGCAGCAGCTGAGAAGGCAGTGGAGGGCTACCGCTTCGTTGAGGAGGTGAACGGCAACACACTGTTCCGGTTCGCTCTTGACGACAAGGGCTTCGGCGCTTCGCTTAGTGCGCTGCAAGACCGGGTGAACCACAGCATCATTGACCTGACGGTCGTTGCCGAGATGTATGCACGCCCCTTCTGGTATCTGATGAACGTACAGATCCCCGCGAAGAACCCGTACATGCCAGCCACCAGCCAGCCTGATGCGGATGCCATGACGGAGCAGTCCACCGACGGAGCAGCAGGGCGCATCTTCACTACGAACAGCGAAGGCCCGTTCGGGCAGCTTGACCCACCGACCATCACGGACATGATCGCCTACCACGACAGCGTCATGGACAAGGTCAGCACCGGAAGCGGCATCCCACAGCATTACTTCAAGCCTGGGACGGGCACTCCTCCAACTGGTGTGGCCCTGAAGGTCCTCAGCAAGCGGTTCAACAACAAGATCGCCCGTATGCGGGATGACATCAAGCCACTCCTCACAGAGCTGGCTGAACTGCTTGGCATCGAGAAGACCAAGGAGATAGCTGCTCCTAAAGAGAAGACCGATGATGAGGGCAACCCCATCGAGGACACCGAGGTCAAGAAGCCCGAGTTTGAGTATGAGTTCTGGAGCACTGACGATGACCTGCTCCAGGAGTCGCTAGACGCTCACGGACTTAGCCTGTCACAGATGGGCTATCCAATCAAGTACATCGCCGAGGTCGTCACACCGGGCGTGGACCTTGAGGACTACGAGGATGACAGCCTTGGAGCACCTACACAGTTCTCGCCGGGTGAGCCGACCGACATGACTGCAATGGGTCAAACGGGGCTGCCTGCTACACCAGGACAGGTCGCTTCCTATGGTGCTAACCCCGGACAGAGAGCGAAGTCATAATGACTGCCGACGAGAAGTTTGACGAGTACGTCAGCGAAGAAGAGAAGAAGGCGTATGGCGTACAAGACGTCCTAGATGAAGCTAACTGGGAGGACGTTGAAGGCATGCGCTTCGGGATGGGTATCATACTGGGCTGCCTAGCCTTGTTCATCGCTGCTGGTGCCATCGTGGGTCTGTCATTCGGGTTCAGCATTGCTGCCATCACAGGAAAGATGTTCTAATGCCTACCATTCCAACTGGTGATCTGGAGAAGGAGCTACGCAAGCTCTACCTCCGGTGGCTGGCTGGAGTGCCACGGCATCAGGCAGACATGCCTAGCTACATCAAAGAGTTTGAGGTCAGCAGCAGGCTCCTCATCGCCCGAATGGGAGGGCAGGTGGCTAGTCTCGGTGCCCTAGCTGACTTCCCAGTTCCTAAGGTCTTAGAGCTCAGCCCAGTGGCAGGCGTCGTCTACAATGACATGCAGCAGGCAGCGATCAAGGCTGGTATCGCCACAGGACTGAACGCTACTGACACAGCACGGCAGATTCTGAACGCTGGCCTGGGACAGTCATTCAACAAGCTGAACAGGTTGGCACGTACGGAGACTGTCAGTGCCTACTGGAAGAACAGCTGGGACAGCATTGCTGACCTCCCACTGATTGTGATGATATGGGGCAGCGAAGATTCCAAGCGGACGTGCGAGTACTGCCGAAGCCGGGATGGGCTGGTAATCGAGGATGGCAGCATCCGTGACCACCCGAATGGACGCTGCACGCCCGTTCCCACCTTGCGCTCCCGTGTCAAGTACAAGGGGACGCTCCAGCCGGATGGCTCAGTAACCATGGATCCTCGCTGGGCAGACCAGAAGGTCAAGGGTGCCAAGGCTATGGACAGTGCAGGGCCATCAACTGCCGAGCAGCGTAACCCCCTGAGCGGGAAGTCTAACCCTGCTGCTCCGAGCAAGGCGCTACCGGCTCAGAAGAATAATCCGGTGCCAGCATCGGTCGCCCCCATAGACAATGACAGACTGAATGCAGCTGCATCACGAGCTAGGGCTGCCGAGTTCCAGAATGAGGCCTTCGGTCGTGGACAGTATGACACAATGTTCTATGAGGGCGCTAGTCGCAAGGCTGTAGACAAGTATGTTCTTGATGATGACTGGGCATTGAGACAGAATGCAGCATTCCGCGCTGGAAAGAAGCCCGGAGGGGTGACTGTAAAGAACCTAGACTCTGCCATAGCTGAGAACAGCCTAGTTGAGGACATTGAGCTATGGCGGGGGATGGCACTGACTGAAAAGCAGGTAGCGGCGTTCACAGTGGGATCAGATGTGAGCATGGTTGGATGGACATCCACTACCACTAGCCGAAAGATAGCTGACTTCTATGCTAAGGAGCGCGCTATGGACATCGGGAGTGGCGTGTCAGACTATTCCCTACGCATGATTCCTAAGGCTGGCACTAAGGCAGCTTCAGCCGGTGCCGAGATAATCGTAGAGAGGGGGACAACATGGCGAATCCTATCACGGAAGGACAACGTGCTGACACTGGTGCAAGTCTAAGAATGGTGGAATCAGCTGTCTATGGTGTCATAGTCATACCGACGCCTGAAGATTTAGTGAAAGAAAAGACTTCCAAGGAGGAAGACCTCATAAACACTGGCAACACGCCGGAATGAGGTTAGGGCTTGCACATCCGTGTGAGTCCATGTACCATGACAGGAAAGGAAGCCGAAATGGCTACCAGCAACGAGTCGGAATCGACTAGCACCACAGGCACCAGCACCGAGGAAACCTCGGGGCAGGAGCAGCAGGGTCAGCAGCAGAGCACTACACCCGAAACGGGTGGTCAGGAGCAGCAGCAGCCCAGCAACGAGAAGCCAGCAGAGCTTCCAAACGACCATCCTCTGGTCAAGACCCTTGCCACGCAGAAGGCAGCACTCGCAACTCAGAAATCTGAGATCACCGAGCTACGCGCTACCAGTGCCAAGGTCACACAGCTAGAGGATGAGCTCAAGGCCCGTCCTACCAAGGAAGCCGTGGATACTCTCCAGACTCGCTATGACCGCTTGGAACAGTTTCTCCAAGCAGCAGGCGGACCCCTGGGAAAGGCTCTCGATAGCCGGACTTTCACTAAGTCACTGTTTGAGTCTGACAAGGATGTAGAATCCATCGTCAAGGACTGGAACAAGGCTAACCCAACAGCCACATCACAAGCATTGAGTTCTGCAGCAGGCGAACCTTCGGGTAAGAAGCCTGTCCAGAATGACTTGCTCCGGGCAGCTATCAAGTAGCCCGACACATACCTTCAACAATGGCTCTAGGGCCGGAAAGGAGTCAGTCCAATGGCTGACATCACTCGTGCTGACGCGCTGGCCCTGCTTGCTCGTCAGGACATCAACGAGATCATCAAACCCGATCAGCACACGTCGGCGGCTCTTGCAGCCTTCCGCACCGTTCGCATGTCGGCAGGTGTGTCCCGGATGCCGGTTCTCGCCGCTATCCCGACCGCTGGATGGGTAACTGACGGAACAGCTGCTGAAGGTACAGGCGTCAAGCCTACCTCCAAGGTCAGCTGGACCAACAAGGAACTCATCGCCGAGGAAATGGCAGTGATCGTTCCGGTTCACGAGAACACTCTCGCGGACAGCAGCTTCGATATCTGGGGTGAAGTTCGCCCACTGGTGGCACAGGAGTTCGGCCGCATCCTCGATGCAGCTGTATTCTTCGGTGTCAATAAACCTGCCACGTGGCTTGACCCTGCTCTGGTGCCCGGTGCCATTGCAGCTTCAAACTATGTTGTGCAGGGTACAGGCATCGACCTTGCGGACGACATCAACGAGGCCTTCGGTCTTGTGGAAGACGACGAGTTCGACGTAAACAGCGCCTTCACCGGTCGCTTCCTGCGTCGTCAGCTCCGAGCACTCCGCGACGCCGATGGTGCACCGATCTACCTTGACGCTCTCCGTAGCGATGGCAGCACTGCCAGCATCTACGGTCAGGACCTGAACTACGTCAAGAACGGTGGATGGGACCGCGACGAGGCTGCACTGCTCGTCGGCGACAGCTCCAAGGTCGTCATCGGTATCCGTGAGGATGTCCAGGTCAAGCTGCTTGATCAGGCCACTGTCGGCGGAATCAACCTCGCCGAGCGTGACATGGTCGCACTGCGATTCAAGTTCCGCGTCGGTTTCGCTACTGCGTACAGCAACGCTCGGGTCGGCGGAGATCCATCCGACTACCCCTTCGCCGTTGTTACCGAGACCGACCCGGTCATCGGTGACGGCATCCCCGTAGGTGACGTCTAATGGCTAGCCGACTAGCAGGTCGCAACCTAGGGCTTCATGAGGAACTCAATGTTCCTGATAAGCTCACGGACAGCCCTGATGCAGTGGCTTCGGTTGCTGCACCAACCAAGGGTGAGTTTGATGCAGTGGTAACACTGGTCAACGAACTCAAGGCTGACCACAATGCGCTCATCATGGCGCTGAAGAACTAACAAGCAACATCACGAGGGGCAGGTAGCGGGTCTGCCTGCCCCTTACTTATACCATCAAGGAGGACATCATGACTGCAATCGAAGACCTCAGCACACTGCTCAGCAGCTTGCCCGGATATGCCCTCCTTACCGATCCCATGAAGAATGCAGCACTGGCAACGGCGCTAATTCCCGACGGCGATGATGTGTGGCCCGGACAGCCCGGATACGTTGACACACATGATGTCTACTGGGCAGCGCTTAGCATGCTCGGGTTTCTTCAGGCTCAGCCCTTCGTGAAACAGTCTAGTTCCGAAGGAACCAGCGTCTCTGTAGACGCTCCCAGCTGGTCTGGGCTGGCACTATACTACAGAAGCATGTCTAAGATCGCTCAGGCGACAGCGAGAGGGCCTCTCGGACTCATTACCATCCCCGGCTCTCCGCATGTTTACCATACAGACATGAGCGGAAGGGGTGACGGCAATGACGATGTCAACACAGACCTTGGATGAGGCCGGACGCATGCTTGCAGCGGCCACCCTGTTAGACTCCATCCAGATACTTACCGTCGGTCCTCCGGTGACAGTCGGTGCCACGGTCACCCGAGCACTTACTCCCGTGGGTACGCCTATCCCAGGGCTGGTTCAAACGACTAGTCTGGCTAACGCTGTGGAGAGTCGTACTGACAGCGTCTACAGTGTCAAGGTGGCTAAGGGCACAGCCCTAGCAGCCGGACAAGCTGTGAAGGTCATCAGCTGCCTGTCGGAGCCTGACCTAGTCAACAAGGTGCTGCTCATGGACAAGATCAGCAAGAACGGTCTAGCCATGATTCGCAAGGGTGTGGCTAGTGACTTTGAGAACGTCAATCAGGAAGGCAAGGGGGGTCTCTAATGGCTGACAAGAAGCTCACTATGGGACAGCTTGCTTCACTGGCTCAGGCTGCTGCCCGAAAGGTAGATCCCACCATTGACACCAAGCTCCGCACCTTAGCTCAGGTCGGTGTCGGTATCATGAAGACGGAAATACAGAACATGCACGCGGTGGACACTGGCACGATGGTGAACAGCACCTCGGCTGAGTCCGCAGGCAAGAACACCGTCTTCATCGGCCCGACCGTAACCTACGCCACGTTCGTAGCCCTGGGAACCAGTCGCATGGAAGCACGCCCGTTCCACTTGACGACTGCTGCCAAGCTGAACGATCAGGCTAAGGACATCTTCAGCGCGGAGGACTTAGGGCTATGAGCATCTTCAACGACATCACCAACCTAGTCACCGCTGCCCCTGCCACTGAAGGTTATCCCATCACCGGGCAGGCTCTGCCATACGTGGTCAGCCGACCACTGGCAGCCAGCACCCTGGAAGAGGCCATCTGCGGAGATGCCATTGACTGGGACTTCCAGTTCACGCTCTACTGTGCAGCTGCCAGCGTTGAAGCGTCCTTCAATCTCGCCGTGCTGGTCATGGCAGAGCTACAGGGCGCTCGTGTTGGTGGCACCACACTATCCACCTCTATGGGATACTCAGGAGCTCAGGTAGAGGGCCACTATGAGTCGCAAGTAACTGTCCAACTAAATCAAGGAGGAATCTAATGTCTAAGGGCATTGTCGTGGACCACAAGGAGTCCAACGTTCGATACGCAATCAGCGAGCACAACTTCAACGGGGCTGTGCACACCAAGGTTCGTGACCTAGTCGCCGGCGAGACGGTGATTGGATTCACGCCTAAGCGCAAGGGCCACACCGAAGAGGAAGGTTCTTACCAGAGCTTCACGGTGGCACAGCTTCAGGCTGAGATTGACTTCCGAAATGAAAGCTATGAGGAAGAACATCAGATCACACCCGACGGCCACCTCAAGGCCGATCTCGTTGCTGCTCTCGAGCATGACGACGAACTAGACCAGGACGACTAAGTCCTCAAATAGCCGAGGGGTCCTAATCCTAGGGCACCAAGGGCAACTAAGTAGAAAGGCAAGATCATGGCACCACTTACAGCATGGAACCCCTCGACACAGATCAGCCGAGGAAATGTCGCCGTAGGCGTGGCACCAGCGGTCGTTGACATCAACGCACCGACTGTCGCAGAGCTTGACGCGGGACTCGATCTCTCGTGTTCAGTTCAGACGTTCAACGGCACAAGCAGCACCGACAGCGAATCCATTGACTGGCTGTGTGACCCATCGAGCGAACAGCTCCCGGGCAGCACTACCCACTCAATCGACGACCTTGTCATCAAGGGCACTGGTCAGGCAGACACAGACCTCATCACCGGCCTGAACATCGGCGACGTCGTTTACGTCTGGCGACGTGATGGCATTGCTCACGACACAGCGGTAACAGCTGCTCAGCTCGTCTGGGTATGGAAGGTTATCATCACTTCCATTGATCCTCTCGAGGCGAACAACACGTTCGTCGGCATCACCGCTCACGTCACCGTACAGGCACGCTCCAGCAACGCTGTAGCAATCGCCATCTAACCAACCACAACAAGTCCAAGGAGGACTGACTAATGGCATTCAATAGTTATGAAGAACTCAAGGCAGCTGTAGAGGCCCGACGAGCGTCGGTACTTACACTGGAAGTTGATCTGGGAAGCACCTATTCCCAGGAGCACGAGGACGCCAAGAAAGAACTGACTCAGGCTAAGGCCATGAAGCAGGTCATCGGACAGGGCTTCCTCGCTGACAACTTGTCGGAGCTAGAACAACGTGTGGCTGAGACCAAGCCGGAGTCCAACTCTGTCTGGGTCCAGTATCACCAGCTGGAACTCGGGGAGTGGGCACTGCTTATCAAACAGCAGGGCTTGACGCCTGTGGATCAGTACGAAAAGGTTCTAGTCAAGACGTTCATCGGTGTCTACGGAGTTGACCCGGTAGCAGAGGACGAGGAGGGGAACTTGATCAATCCAGATGCTAAGCCCCTTACGACCGACGCTGCCTCCATGAGTTCCAAGGGTAACGCTGGAATTCTGCCGGGCGGATCACTGCATCAAGTTGTGCAGGCGTTCATGTCTTGGCAGAACTCGGGGGGCGACGTTTCAATACGCCCTACGAAATCGGGCCTCGTCTAGCGCTCCTGCTTGACATGGCTCTGGTGTCTGGACGACCTCCGGTTCGCCTCCTTGACGGGGGAAGTCCGGACACCTGGGACGAGTTAGATCTAGAAGTGCTATCTCAATGGAAATATCTCAAGGATGCTAAGTGCCCCGGATGTGGTAGGCCACTGGCTCAACATCTACACAACTCAAGATTAGGTAGAGAAGAAACAATAGAGGACTATACGGCGTGGTCCATGGAATGTCCAGCACAGCAGGCCATCGCGGTTGGACAGAACATGTGGAGCACAGCTAACAAGACGTCTATTGAATCACACCAGAAGGGCAACGGTCCTGATCCCCAGCTGGGGACATTCTGGCTAAGCCAACGTGAAGGTGAAGCTCTACCACAGCCGGAGAAATAACTTAGGAAGGAGGGCAGCATGGCTAACAACGACGTGAAGATCAAAGTCTCACTCGATGGTGCCGAAGGCGTAACCAAGGGCCTCAACGGAATTGGTGACGGTGCTTCTAAGACTGACTCCAAGCTAGGCACGCTGGTTAGTGGCGGTCTCAAGGGCGCTGGTGTGGCCGTCACCGCTTTCGCAGCTGCTTCGGCTGCTGCTGGTGCTGCTCTCGTGGTCGGTGTCATCGGTGCTTATGCCGCGTATGAGCAGAACATCGGTGGTATCGAAACTCTGTTCAAGGGTGCAGCAGGTAAGATGGAAGGGTACGCGAATGAAGCGTACAAGACAGCCGGACTTAGTGCGAACGAGTACATGTCCCAGGTTACGAGCTTCAGTGCTGCCCTTATCGCTGGTGTCGGTGGTGACACGGATAAGGCTGCTGACATTGCCAACCGAGCCATCATTGACATGTCTGACAACGCTGCTAAGTTCGGCTCCGACATCGGTAGCATCCAGAACGCCTATCAGGGCTTCGCTAAGCAGAACTTCTCCATGCTTGACAACCTCAAGCTCGGCTTCGGTGGTACTGGTGCTGAGATGGCACGACTGGTCAACGAGTCGGGTGTCATGGGTGACTCCTTCACCGCGACAGCTGCTAACATCAACAGCGTTTCATATGACAAGATCATCGGTGCCATCGGTGTCGTTCAAGACAAGATGGGCATCACAGGCACTACAGCTAAAGAAGCCAGCGAGACCATCTCAGGTTCCATTGACACCATGCGCGGAGCATGGACTAACCTTCTTACCGGGCTAGGCGATGCTGATGCTGATGTCGCAACGCTGGCAGGCAACGTAGTATCCAGCTTCCAGCAGGTAGTGACTAACATCATCCCTGTCATCGAATCCATAGCCACCAACGTTGAAAAGCTAGGTCCTCAGCTCGGCAGCATGGGCGAAACGATAGTCAGTGCTATAGGCGCTGCACTGCCAGCAGTGCTCAACGCTGGTGTGGCTCTCATCGGAGGCCTATTACAGGGAATCGTTGGTGCACTGCCAGCGCTCCTTCCTGCGCTGCTCCCAGCGGTCGTGAGCCTTGTTGATACCGTAGCCACGCTAGGTCCACTGCTCATAGTTGCTGGGGCTGAAGCTATAGCTAGTCTTGCTACCGGGATAGGTGAGGCGCTTCCCACTCTAATCCCAGCTGTCATCACAGGCCTCCTAGCTATGGTGCAGGCGCTCATTGATGCTGCACCGATGATGCTGGATGCTGGTGTTCAGCTACTGATGGGACTCGCTACTGGCATCGTTGATAGCATCCCGGTTATCATTGAAGCCTTGCCAGCCATTATTGACGGCATCGTGGACTTCGTCACGACAGGTGTGCCGATGCTGATAGAAGCCGGTATCGCATTGTTCAACGGTCTCATTGAAGCACTGCCAACAACCATCAACGCTCTCGTGGCAGCACTGCCCGGAATCATCACTGCCATCATAGGCGCTCTTACCTCATCTCTCCCCCTGATCATACAGGCAGGCATCACACTTCTCACCAGCCTTGTAGCAGCACTGCCTGAGATTATCACTACGATCGTGGCAGCCCTTCCAGTCATTATCTCCAGCCTGATGACAGCAGTGCTGGGAGCCATCCCCACTATCATCGAAGGTGGTATTGAACTGTTCATAGCACTGATCGGTGCACTGCCTGAGATCATCAGCACCATCGTAAGTGCGATTCCTCAGATCATCGGTGGTATCATCAACGGTCTGATAGGTGCCATCCCTATGCTGATCATGGCTGGTATCCAACTACTGGTGGCGATTGTGAGTAACATGCCAGCCATCATCGGCGGCATCGTGAAGGCCATTCCCAAGATCATCGGTGCCATCATCGGTGCCATTGCTGGTGCTGTACCACAGATGGTCACAGCGGGTCTCAACCTGATCAAGGGTCTCTGGGAAGGCATCAGCGACGCTGCTGGCTGGCTGATGGGAAAGATCAGTGGATTCGTTGACAACGTGATGGGCGGAATCAAAGACTTCTTCGGTATCAACTCTCCTTCGCGTCGCATGAAGATGGAAATCGGCGTGCAGCTGCCAGCAGGTATCGGAGGTGGCGTCGAAGAGAACGAGGATGCCGCGCTGAAGCCTATCAAGGATCTCAACAGTCGCATCATGGATGAAGCAGGCAAGCTGAGCACGAGTGTGGCTTTCACGCACGACACTAACCTCACACAGAGCATCATTCCAATGCAGGCAACTCCGCAGTTCGCAGGACGGTCTACCGTTGAAGCCACACTTGATCCCTACCTAATTAGCGGGGCTATCACCGACGCCTTCGCGTCACAGGATAAGGCGAAAGACAGTGCAGCAGTGTACCTGTCAAAGGATTCGATTTCTACACTGGCTACGGCCATCGTAGATTCAATGCGGGTGCAGTCCCGTCAAGGAGGTCTAACTCATGTCTAATGAGAAGGCCATGCAACCGACCGTTCACACGGTCTAGGAGATTATCATGGGCATATGCAAGAACAAGTCAGACGGCAGGGAGTTTGAGTTTGAACGCTCCTCTCTCCTGAACGGTCGTGTCATCGTTGACTTCGATCCAGGGCCGGAACTGGAAATCGGTATCTACAGCGCACAGGAGTTCGCTGACACATTTGACGTAGTTACGGAGTAGTCACTCATGGCTGATTTCTATAAAACATTCTCGGGGAATTCCCAGTATCGCCACCATGCAAGGGTGACGCAGGGCTCTGTCAACGTTGCCGGAAACAGCCATGTCTGCTCGGGCTGGCTGTGGGTCGAGAAGCTGTCAGGAGGTGGTTACTTCACCAGCAACTCGGGTAACACTGGATCAATGTCTGGTGACGTATCGTTCAGTGCTAATGGCTGGGCACCCTACGACTTCACTGCGTACAGCTCCAAGCTGATAGGTTCTGGGTCTGACACCGTTGTTCACAACTCAGATGGAACCAAGGTGGCTTCAGGTTCCTACGCTGCTAACGACTCGTCTGGTGGCAACTTCGGTTCCGCTAACGGTTCATGGTCTCTTGGTCTGACACGCATCTACGATGTCCCCGATACTCCTACTGGTGTGACTAACACTTATGTCTCAGACACTCAGTTGTCGGCTGCATGGAGTCGTCCTGCTGTAACCAACGACGCACCGAACACCAGCCAGATTCGCAAGGCTGTCAACGGTGCTGCTTTCGTTGAGCTGGCACCTATCTCAGCAACAACGTCTGTCACCGTAGCAGTTGAAGCTAACCAGAAGGTCATCCTTCAGGTTCGTGAAGCTAACTCGGCTGGGACGTCTGCTTGGTCAGCTTCCTCGGCTGCTGCTTATACCACACCAGCGGCTCCAACGGACGCGATAGCGACCAAGGAAGCAAGTCTTGACATTACAGTAGGCTTCACGCCTCATGTCGGCTACACAGAGCACGCTCACGAAATCTGGCATGGTGTCGTATCCGGTGGCGTGACCACGTGGGATGGGGCTGCACTTGTCACCCTTCCGTCCGGCACTGTCTCCTATACTCATGTGGCCCCGAACGCTGCCGAAGTTCACATCTATCGGGTGCGTGCGACAGCTGGTGCTCTGCTGTCAGGTTGGTCAACGTCCAACTCGGTGCAGCTGCTTGTCGCTCCTAATAAGCCGACCACACCAGCGACAGGTCTCTACTCCGACAAGGCTGCGGACTTCGTTGTCAACTGGGTACACAACTCGGTTGACACCACTCCTCAGAAGCACTACGAGACACGCTACTCCACTGACGGAGGCACTACCTGGAACACCACTGGCAAGGTCACCTCTACAGCTAACAGCTTCACGTTCGCTGGAGGCACCTATGCAGCCGACGTCGCACTGACAACTCAAGTACGCACATGGGGTCAGGCTGCGACAGGTGGCTCAGATGGTACTGGTGCATCACCGTGGTCTGATGCCAAGACGACAACCTTCAAGACGATCCCGGTCGCCACAATCACGTCACCGGCAGAAGCATCGGTTGTCACCGTGGCTACGCTCAAGGTCAATCTCGGGTTCTCCCAGGCTGAAGGTTCAACGTTCGTCAAGGCTACTGTGAGACTCTTGCTTGCTGGTGTAGTCCAAGAGGAGCTGGACAGCAACATCCTCATCGGTATCACGATGGCTACCAAGGTTCAGAATGACACAGCCTACACAGTCAGCGCTCGGGTGCAGGGTTCCAACGGACTCTGGTCAGACTGGACAACTAACGCATTCAGCGTTTCTTACTTAGCACCTGTTGAACCAGTGGTTGATCCTCTCATCTTCTTGCCTGCTAGTGGATGGGGTCAAATTGACTTGGCGATACCGGAACCCGGTGCTGGTGAAGCAGCAGCTGTCACCATCACAGTGTCTCGTGAAATCCTTGACGACACTGATATCCTAATCGAGGACTACCCTACTGAAGCCCTCATGACTCTCTTAGACACGACGCCGACGGTACATGGCACTAACACATACACCATCACCACAACGAGCGCCATCGGAGCTGAGACGACCGTTGTGGTCACACTGGTGACGGAGGAGTGCCGACGGGCCTACCTATCCAAGGGTGCTGGATTTGACACTGTGGTGATGTTCGGTGCTAATCTCAAAGTGTCTGAGTCTCTTGGTGTGGCTAGTACCACTGTAGAAGCTGCTGGTAGGACTAAGCCAATCGGACTCTACGGTGTGGAGACCTCAGTGGGTCTGAAGGTATCCTCGTTCATCTTTGATGGATTCGGCCAGACCATCTCCGAGCTTCGTAACTTTCTTCTCATCCCAGGGCGTGCATGCTACCGGGATTCTTCTGGTCGTCGTGTGTTCGGTTCAGTCAAGGGTTCGGTGGCGTACCGAAAGACCGACAGAGGCGACCTATCATTCACTCTGACAGAAACCTCATAGGGGGCAACCATGTCTGATCCTATCATACCGATAAGGGTTCTGTCAACTCAGGACGTGCTGTATGGCGATAGAACTACGTCATACCGCTGGGAAGTTCTTGAGCACGTAGCAGGGGTTGACGTTCTTGTTGGCACCTTGGACGGAGTGTCTGATGGCTCTTTGTCTTGGACACAGTATGCAGCTGTCAAGGGCAGGGGCAGGCTACAAGTAATTGACTTGGATAAGGCTAGCCCCGGAACGATGCGTATCGCTGATCTGGCTATGGAATCAGTTCGTCTCCGGCCGGTGCTAATGGTGGAAGGGCTACCGGAGAACCCACTGGGAGTCTTCCTCATGTCAGCTGCTAAGGAGGAGTGGGAGAACACTGGGCGAGTATGGGTCATTGAACTGCTTGACCGCTGCACTGTGCCATCTCAGGACGAGATCAGTGAGTCCTACTCAGTGCCAGCTGGTGCCCTTATTCTGCAGACCGTGCAGACCATCCTATCATCAGCCGGCGAGAGCATCGTCATTGACGCATCTTCCACGCTAGCTACTTCATCCAACATGGTGTGGGAAGTGGGCACCTCCAAGCTGACCATCGTAAATGACCTGCTTGGTGTGGCCGGATATGATGCCCTATGGATGGATGGTTATGGTAACTTCCAGGCGACGCCTCGGGTGCTGCCTGCTGACCGTTCTCTTACGTATGAAGTCCTTGGTGTACCTCGTGAACTGCGTGATGGGGAACTGTCTATCTACGATCCTAACTGGTCGCTTGACCGTGACGCTTTCAAGGTGCCTAACAAGGTTATCGCAGTGCAGGCAGCTGGTGGAGAAGACGAGCCAGCACTGGTAGGAACTTGGACCAACGAAGATCCAGCATCACCCTACTCATATCCCAGGAAGGGTCGCTGGGTAACACATACTCTTGACTCAGTTGAATGCCCTGAAGGAACCACACTTGAGATCGTTGAATTCCTGGAGAATCGTGCCCGAGCAACCTTAGTAGCCATGTCGGCAGTGCAGGCACAAGTCAAGATAGAACACCTATCAATTCCTATCAGGGTTTCAGACGTACTGCGCTTCTCGCACACCAAGGCTGACATTGACGCTAGATATGTGGTTACTGGTACTTCGCTAGACACAGTGCCACTAGGACTTATGAAGACAACGCTACAGGAGGTCATCTCACTATGAGTACGGACATCACTAAGTTCAGATGGGCCACTGTCACAGCAGTGTCTCCACTGCGTATCAAGCTTGACGGAGATAGTGCTGCACTACCTATCACGCCTGACTCGCTAATAGATCCAGCCACACTGATCGTGGATGACCGGGTTCGTGTTGAGATCTCAGGCAACCGACTCTTAGTTCTTGGACGGTCAGGAGGTATTGCAGCTGATGTGGGATACAACCTGTTAGAGCTAGTGGTTTTCTCGGCATCAGGGACATTCACTAAGGCAAGCTATCCCAGCGCGAAGGCTGTGCGTGTCAAGCTGGTCGGTGGTGGAGGCGCTGGTGGAGGTTCAGGCGCTGGTTCGTACAACTCATTCGGTTCAGGCGGTGGAGGAGGAGGCTACGCAGAGAAGCTTCTTCCTATCAGCAGCCTAGCTGCTTCTGTCACAGTCACCGTCGGCGCTGGTGGCCTTGGTGTGTCAAACAACACAGGCTCAGACGGTGGCGCTACCAGCTTCGGGTCTCACGTAGCTGCTAACGGTGGAGGCGGTGGATATCGCAAGCCTAACAACACTTATCCAGCCTATGTCCCATCAGGTCCTGCTGGTGTGGGAACGATAGGTACAATCCTCTTGTCTGGTCAGGGTGGCTCTACAGGATCAGGAGACGCTACCCTCTGTGCTAGTGGAGGCGGTGGAGCGAGTGTCCTCGGGGGAGGTGGCGCTGCCTCCGGTGGCGGATCAGGTGGCGGAACTTACACAGGAGACGACAGCAAGGGTCCAGGAGGTGGAGGTGGCGGGTCATCAACTAACGGAGGCGGAGCTAATGCCGTCGGAGGTAAGGGTGGTCCCGGAATTGTGATTGTGGAGGTGTACGCATGATTGAGCGTTTCGCGCTTGTAGATGGAGCACTGGCAGTGAATATTATTCTCTGGGATAGTGACCAAGAGTTTGAAGTGCCTGATGGCTGTGTTCTGGTTAAGGTTCCTGAAGATGTGAGCCCAGGATGGACACTGATAGCGGGTGTCTGGGTGTCACCAACTCCCGTTGATTTAGAAGTTCCTATAGAAGATCCACTGGTCATTACAGCTAAGACAGCAGCACTTGATCAGCTCGTTGGATTAGGTGTATCTGACGAAAATGCACGGCTCATCGTGGGCCTGCAATAACAAGGAGAACAGCATGGAGAAATCAACTGAACCCACTGAGCCTGTAGAGCCTGAACAGCCAGATGCCAGTGCCTACTATGACCCAGAGATTGACGGTCCCTACACACCTAACGGAGGTGATAAATAATGGCTACCATAGAAGAGTTTGACAACTTCTTCGAGAAGTATAACCCGTCGGGAGGCGGAGTTGAAGAGTGGAACATGTGGTGCCAAGCGTTCGTCGCCCGGTGCTGCAAGTTCTCAGGTGACTGGAAGCGTGACTATCGGTCAGCGCGTGCTGCTCGGCTGGCTTCTGGACCACTGAGCAAGGACATGACCAACATCCCCATCGGTGCGTTCGGCTGGTGGTACTGGGAGCCAGATGATGATGTGGCTATCTATATTGGAGGTAATCTGTGGATGCGTGGCTCTCGTCACGTTACGACCCGCTTCGGTGGAGTGTCACGGAATGCTGGCTATGGCAGCTTTAGCAGCTTCCAGTCGTCAGCTAAGCTTCCGTTCCTGGGCTGGTCCAAGACTAATGGTGGCAACACAGTTGACATCACTACTCTCGCGCCTGCCGGGATGTTCAAGGATCAGCGCAAGACGGCGAACACCTTCGCTAACGTGCGTGCCACTACTAGCACCAAGGCTAAGATCACATCAGTGCTGAAGCCTGACACCATCTACACGATGATCGGGTATGCTAACGGTCAGCGAATCGGTGGTCTAAACCTGTGGTACGTGATGAAGGATAAGCATGTAGTTCACTGCTCTTCATTCCTGGAGCCGCGTAACGCTGACGGTCTCAGGAACATGACAGATGAACTCAAGCCTGACCCTGTTGTTCCCGTGCCAGTTCCTGTCCCTGAGCCTGTCCCAGGGCCGGAACCCACACCAGAGCCAGAGCCTGCCCCGGAACCTGTTCCTGAGCCTGAGCCGACGCCTGAGCCTGTTGAGCCTGACCCTGTTCCTGAGCCGGTAGAACCTGAACCGGAGCCGGAACCGGAGCCGGTGCCAGTTGAACCAGATCCAGTGAAGCCAGTACCTGAGCCGGAGCCAGCGGACACGGTGAAGGAACCGGAGGTGCCACCTCCCGGTCCGTGGGTCGGACTAGCTGCACTGATCACCATCATCGCTTCAGTGATCGCTGCATTGTGGGGAGGCACGTCTTGATCTTTCTAATCATGGCTGTGACAGCTACTCAATCGCCATCATACGAGGAGTGGATAAGAGCCATGCTTATGGAAACCAACCTGCTGCAGATAGTGTTCTGGGTGATCCTGATCGGAGCTCTTGTCGGTGCTCTGGTGAAAGGGTGGCCCGTTATCTCGGGCATAGTAGAAGGGGTCAACGCTGTAGTGGCGCTGCCTGAAGAACAACGTAGGACACGTAACACGCTAGATCGCATTGAGCGTGGGACTAAGGCCACATTCGACCGAATGGTTGTTGTGGAAAATAAGGTAAATAAACATCACCCGGAAGGTGAGTGAAATGACAATGACAATCTCACAGAAGATTGCTGAATACCGGAAGGCTATCGCAGCTGTCCTGGTTCCAGCGCTAGTAGTGCTAGGCGCTGCGCTGGCCGACGGTGTGGTGTCTGGTCAGGAATGGGTCGCCATCGTGGTGGCTGCTCTTGGTACTGGTGGCGCTGTAGCTGTGATCAGCAACAGGAAGCCAGCTGGCTCAGGTAGCGCGACGGCGACAGTGAACAACCTGACATCAGATGAGAACGGTGGCGCTACTGCCATCGTCAACAACAGGAAGCCGGAGGGCAATGAGTGATGACCACACAACTCCCGGGGATGGGGTATGAAGAGTATCCTGTTCCCACTGATCCAATGGATGACCTCCAGTGTGACAGTTGTCAATAACTGAAGCATCCCAGACGCCCCTTGCTAATACGGCAGGGGGCGTTCTGCGTTATACCGTCCTAGAGACGCTCTGAGAGAGGCCTCAGAGACACAGCAAGGCAGCCTAGCCCCCTAATGGAGGGACAGCTGCCTAGCGGTCTTCCTGCCGACCTGTACCGTCACACTCCCGGCAGGTTTCAACCTCGTCTTCACCTATGTCGTCAGTGTCGTACGCCACTAGCCCTCGGCCGTGGCAGTAAGGGCACTTCATTAGATGTACACCTTCTTGATCTCGTACCGCTGGAGGTTCTTGTCAAGGAAGCGACCGTTCAGGTCGGCGACACGGAGAACCTTGTACTTACGTCCATTGTGACGGTCAGTGTAGATCATGGTGTGCTCCTTGGTAGTGGTTGACTTGATATAATCATCATAGCACATACTTCAGGAACTGTGCAACTATTCTTCGACTGGTGGCTGCTTTATGATCTTCAGGTTGCTGTCAATGAAGTGCACGTTGTTCCCCATCTTGGTCTGAACACCAAGCCTGAGCAGGTCGCTGTCTTCAGTGGGAGGCACTAAGTTCATGATGAAGTCTGACCAAGCGTGGAGAGCCGTGCTGCCTAGGATGGCCTCCTGGATAGTCTCACCTTTCTCGAAGACACGCTTGCGAGTGTGGTGGATAAACATGATGGCGCATCCGGTAGCCTTGGCAATGGTCTTGAGGTCCTTCAGGATGGCGTACATGTCTTTGGAGTCGGACACGTTTGACTTGCCCACTGCCATGGACAGCGTGTCAATGATTACCAGCTTCAGTTCATACTTCTCGATGGTCTCATAGAGGCGCTGCTTGTCCTCATCCTCAGACAAGTCTATCTGTGCGAAGTTAGTGAACAGGTTCATTGGGATAGGTGGCTCCCACGTGAGACCCTTGTCGCTGCGCTTGATGTGGCCGTCCCAGTGATACTTCTGTCGGCCCTGGGACTTATTGAGTCCGTCATTGAGGCGACTGGAGAACAGGTACTCGCCGTCCTCCAGGGAGAAGAATCCTACTGCCTTAGGACGGCTCAGCTGGATGCCTAGTGGCTTTCTACCAGTAGCCAGCCCTAGCGCGATTTCAATGGCGATACGGGTCTTGCCAACCTTAGGAGCTGACACCAGAAGACCACAGCCAGCTTCCGGAATAATGCCGGGAACGACCCACGAAATAGGCTTCCGGATTATCTGCCCGAACTGCTCTACCGTTGCCATCCCCCATGCTTCTACCGGGGCGTCCTCATCTTCGTGGGCATCATGTAGCTCAGAGGCCTGCTGACGCTCTGGGTCTTTAGGTGTGGCTGGCTGCTGAGCATAAGCATTCGCAATGTCTTCTCTGAGACGGTCAGGCTCGTCCTTCCACTTGTTCCAGGCGGTAGCCTTGATAAGCTTGAACGTGAGATCTTGTGCCAGCCCTAGCTCAGCAGCGTTTCGGCTGAACTTCCATAGCAGCTTAGAGCGATCTCCGTATGGGTCCTCGGCACCTAGCTCAGAGGCCAGCCCTGCGGAGAACCCTAGACCTCGGGCCACACGTTGGAGAAGCTGCCCCTGTGTCCACACGCGACCACCTGAGGCGTGAACGACACCCTTGAACGGTTTCTTCTTGTGATGTGTGCTGCCTGGAACCCTAAGCAGCTGCCCTATATCAACACCTGATTTATCAGCGCCTAGCGCTTGCGTCAGCATGCCGATGAAGCCATCACGGTGGAACTCGTTGCTGGCTATCGGGGCTTTCAGCAGCCAGATGGCTTGGAGGTGTCCGGGGCTAGTTTCCCACATGTAGGAGGGCTTCAATGACTCCAGCAGTTTACGGTCATACGACTCGTCGCAGTCTACCCACACTGCACGCTGAGCAGGATACTCCTTGGCACGACGACTGTCGCTGCTGCTTACTGCTGGTGTCCAATACCAGTCCACACTATCTCGCATGTCTGGGAAGACTGGCTTGCGTGCATTGACTACTGCACCTTCACGAAACTTCTCGTGGTCAGGCTGTCCTATCTTGTAGATGTGGGGAACCCACACGCTTCCGGCTACACCTGAATGCTGCCATACCTTACGAACTATGTCGAGAGGGTTGATATCCACTCTACTACTTCCTGAGCCTTGGGATCATGGCTGACGAATGTTGCTCCGCCTGCCTGTTGGAACTTCCTGAGTGTGTACTTCTGCGCTTCAGTCGGTTTCTCCCGGGCAGACTTCTTAGCTTCTATAGCGAAGAACCTGCCGTAGGCACAGCCGAGAATATCGGGAGTACCTTTCTGCTGAAAGGAACCTCCATGAGTGCGGAGGGCGTACACCTCAGGCAACTTGTTGAGCGTTGCCAGCATCCGGCGTACGACCTCCGCTTCATCCATGGTTAGCGACGCTTGACGGTGCGCTTAGCTGTGGCAGCCTTGGCAGGTGCCTTCGCCTTAGCCGATGCAGCACGACGGCGAGGAGCAGGCTCAGGCTCTTCCTCTTCGTCTTCTTCATCGTCTTCGAACTCTTCGTCTTCGAGGTCCTCATCTTCAAGGTCATCGTCGTCAAGCTCGTCTTCGTCCTCCTCTTCGGCCTCTTCCTCTTCGAGGATAAGGTCAATCAGGTCGGCCTTCTTGACGCCGGAGTGGTCGATGCCGAGTTCCTTGGCACGCTTGCGAAGTTCGGTGATGGTGAGAGTGCTGAGGTCTTCTTCCTCTTCCTCGTCATCCTCCTCATCCTCTTCGTCTTCGTACTCTTCTTCGTCGTCAGCTTCCTCAGCCTCGTCTTCTTCGTCCTCGTACTCCTCATCATCTGAGTCGTCGTTGGCAGCGTCGCCGTCTTCGTCGAGGATGTCCAGACCGTAGGTTGCCTGAACCTGACTGCGACCTGCGTACTGCCCGGTCTCGTCCTCAACCTCGATGGCAATGGTCTTGCCGACAGGGGCGTCAGGATCGAAGTTGACCGCCTTCTTAGGGATGGTCATGCCAGCAGCTACCGCGAGGTCACGGAGCTTCCAGTACTGGTTCTGCTGGAGCTTGCAGTAGAACGGGAAGAGGCGCGACTTGTAGCGTGAGTCTGTAGGAGCCAGCGCGTAGACGAGCATTGCAGTTCCATCGCCGGCTTCAGTTTCCTGCACCGAAACGATCTTTGCCTTGTGCAGCCCCTCAGGGATGCTGCGTGTGTTCCAACCCGAGCGTTCTTCAGTCTTGCTGAAGTCGAGTCTGATCTTCTTTGCCATGAGATATCCTTCTTGTTTTCTTGTGAATTCTCGACTAGCGGGTCCAGCCGAGAAGTGTGTTCAACTTGCCTATTGTAGGCGTCTTGAGATATGGGGGAGTGCCAGTGTACACCCTGCTCCGCGCACCAGCCACAATTGAGGCGGACGGACCTAGCCAGAGCCTGCGAACGACTTTCCCGTTGACGTGTGCGATGTACAGCCTGCCGATGACATCTGACATCTGCATGACGCCACTGGCAGAGCCGGGGGATAGATCAACTGTGGTCATTACCCCGGTGTCCTCATCGTCGTCCTCACTGATCCAGTCTTCATTAGGGAGTATCAGTTTCTCCTGAGCCAGGATGATGCATTCCTTCTGCTTCTCATCGCGGAGTGTGCGTACCAGTGCCAGCAGTGCCGAGTTCGCTATGCCGTATTGGGACTGAGTTGCTCCTCCACCCTTGGTCATCTCGAACAGCATCGTGGCGTGGAGTGATGTGGCCGTGTCCAGTACGATGCGATCGTGGCTCTTGATGAAAGAACCGTTCATGAGCTTGGACAAGTTCTTAGCAGACATGTCCTCTTCCACCGTGATGCCCGTGGTGTCAATACCAGTGAGACCTTGATCAGCGCTGAGGATGGCCGTCTTGCCTTTCGGGGCATCCTTCAGGGCTAGTGTCGTCTTGCCGACCTTCGGCCTGCTGTAGATGGTGTAGATCATTTCTTGCCCTTCTTCTTGCTCTGATTTGGGTAGTAGTCAAGTGGGTCACGTGTTGTGACGTAGCGTGTGCGCTGTTCAATGTCCGAGTTGCCGTGCATCAAGTCAGCTACTGTGAGGTCCTTGTAGTTGCACATGTAGCCCGAGCACGCACTGGTGTTCCGTTCCACACAATCTGGGTCGTCCCACTTGTACTGTAGCAGGCGACGAGAACTCGTGACGAACGCCTTGCGCTGTCGTTCAGCCTGTTCTGGGCTGAAGGTAAGTCGGTCACGCCTAAACTCCGTGGAGTAGTCTCGGTGCATAAGGGCCACCAGGAACTCTTCTACATAGGCACGCTCACCAGCGTCTTCGATAGCCAGCAGGAACTTCCTGTTGATAATGGTTGCCATGTTGTTCTTGATGAGCCACTCCTTGAACACTGGGAGCGTCGTGCCACTGGGCTTCAGCACTCGGCTTATCTTGCCCTTCTGTGTCAGCGTAGGCGTGTGAATGGCGCTGGTTCTGCAGTAGTCATAGATGAAGCCCTTCGGCTGTGGTAGAGGCTTGCCCTTGTACCGGAGCGCCTTGTACTGAGGAGAGTTAGCCACTGCCCAGAGATAGGAGTAATGCTGGAAGGCGAGTTCACGGTATCTCCAGTCCGGCAGTGTGGCGTGAGTCTTGTGGTCGCCGAGCCACACGTTGCCCTCTTCATCCAACCAGATGATGTCAATGCGGCCACGGTACAGCACCTTCCCTTTGAACATGGGACGCTCTACCGTCAGCTCTACTGCAATGGGAGTCAGGACGTCATTACGGTGGACCCAGTCGTAACTGAGGACAATGTTGTAGCACTCGAGAGCAAGGCCAGCTGTCTCCTCTTCGAACGTTTCAGCTTCAGCCTTGGCTGTCAACTCCTTGTGCAGCTTCTTCCAGTTGCCACCCTGAGCACGTTCCTCCAGCAGGCTATGAATCCACGTGCCACGAGTCAGAGGCTTGCTCTGAAGACGTGGACGGAGTCCTAGGATGATGCCGTAGTAAGTTTCCCTGGGACAGGCTACGAAGCCGCTCACCATGCTCTGAGTGATGATCAGCTTGCCATCCTCAGTTGTGGGCCACGTGCCACGAGCTCCGTGCCACGCCTTGCTCCCGGGCTTCTTGCCTGTGGATGGTAGTGCCTTGGCAGTCACTTGACTATCCTCCATGTTTCTGATGAGTCCCACGACATGCACAGGGTGCGATGGATGTCGTGAGTACCATTACGTTTCCAGCACTGCAAGATCCTGTCAGGAACCGTAGATCCTTCAAGGTAGTACGTGTGACCACATCTCTTAGAATTCGGCAAGGGGTTCACCTCCCCAGCATCGTGAGATCGTGACGTCTGCTTTGAGAAAGAACTTTCTATCCAAGGTGTCATCAGCTTGCTCCATTGTCTCTTTTACGATTCGTCCTACTCTACGCGCTGTCTTGTATGGGGCAGTCAAGCACACGGAGTCATGGACAGTGGTGACCAGCTTAGCTCCCAGCTCTGGGAGACGCAAGTCAGTTGCGAGCCGACCTAAACTGATCAGCATGAAGTCGCTACCTGTAGACTGCACAGGCGAGTTGATAGCCTGCCTGAATGCGTTCTCCTGTACCCAGAAGTCTTCGTGGTACACCCGAGGCAAGTGCCTGAACCTGCCGAACTCGTTGTGCACGCCACCGAACTCAATAGCTTCACGACGCTGCTTGCGATACCACTCGGGCAGTCCACCGAAGGTGGTGAAGTACTCATCACGGAACACCTCAGCTTCCTTGCGAGTAATGATGACGCCGTAGCTCTCTCGCACATAGTCGGCGAAGTGTTTAGCCATCATACCGTAGAGGAAGCCGAAGTTGACGCCCTTAGCGAGAGTCCTGTGCTGCTTGGTGACCTCACTACCACGAACCAGCCTCTGGGCTATGTAGGTGTGGATGTCCTCATCGTTTCTAAAGAGTTCCAGCATGGTTGGCTCGTTAGCCATCACAGCGGCCACACGAAGCTCCAGCTGGCTGAAGTCAACCTCAATCCACGCCTTACCGGGTTCACCGAACAGATTTCTGGTTGCCCTGTCCCGGGGTATCTGCTGCGAGTTCAGCCCCGGTGTCTCCTTGCTAGGGCTACTACTGCTGAGTCTCCCTGTAACAGTCCCGGTGAGACTGAAGCTTGTTGGTATGCGGCCATCCACCGTGCGATCCATGATGGGATTGAGAAACCCTGTTAGCTGCTTGTAGAGCGTGCTGCGCTGGGACAGCAGGCGTGCAGCCGGATGGTCAATCTTGGCTAGGTCCTCTTGGGACATCCCAGGGTTTCCTTCGGGCCATGTCTTTGTCGGCTTGGTGCGACGTGGACAGAGAGCTCCTTGATAGACGTAGAGCCACCACTTAGTCCAGTTAGTGTTTCCCCACTTAGGTTTCGTCTTCTTCAACCACTCCGGCCAGTCTTCGATGTCTGGGATGCTGGAGTCAAGCTTGTTCTCGATGGCTGCTATCTGGTCTTCAACCTTGGCTTGCGTCTTAGCCACCAGACCTAGTCGTACTGGTAGCCACGTGTCTTCCATCTGCAGGAGTGCAGGGCTGGCAGGCAGCATCACTTCGCGCATCACCCTGACTGGATTCTCGAAGGGCTTGAGATTCTTCTTGACGTGTCGGCGCTGCCACTTTAGAAGCTCCCGCGTGATGTGGCCGTCCTTGGCTGCATAGATGCTGACGCGTTGCTTGCTGGCTTCCCACGCCTTGCGTGAGATGCTCTTGCGATCTTCCCACATCTGGCCGAACTCTTCACCAAGGTTCTTCACGTTGTCGTCAGCCCAGTCGGTATAGCCGAGGAGCCGTTGCCCTAGGTCCTTCAGTCCTACCGGATGATTCTCATCAAGCAGGTGAGCCATGAACATCGTGTCCCACGTGATTCGCACCTGAGCACCATAGCTAAGGAGCCACCTCTTGTCAAACGGAGAGTTGTGGGCTACGCCATTACGGATGCGGAGCTTGCCGAGTTCGGCCGGACTGCTAGGCCACCAGACCATCACATCGTCACGATCGTAGGGAGCGAAGGCTACACAGAGAATCTGACCCTTGCCGACAGTCAGTGCTGTGGTCTCGATGTCAAAGATGAGTGGTGCCTTGGACTGGGCTAGATAAGCCTGTACCTCAGCTAGATCATCGCTGATAAGTAGTTGCATAGGTGGACTCCTAATGTGTGTGAAATTATAGTGCAGTGGACCGAGTGGGACTTGAACCCACACCTACTGAGAGTTGATCTCAGCGCTCTACTTGAGCTATTGGCCCTAGCATGAAACCCTCACCCGGTGAGAGGTGAGGGCTTCATGTGGTTGGTTAGCGGACAGGACGCTTGCGTGCTGCTGGCTTGGTCGGAGCGACCTTCTCAGCGGTCTTCTTGACTGCTGGCTTGGCTGCTTTCTTGGCTGCTGGCTTGGCTGCTACAGAGCGCTCAAGCTGCCATCCGGTGGGAAGCTCGTCAACGTCAGCGATAGCTGCTGCGATGAGTTCGTCGAACGTGCCATCTTCGATAGCCGAACGGAAGGCGATGAATGCGATAGCACGCATGGCCTTGTAACGGGCCTTCTGCGAGTCAACACCAGTCTCGGCAACGACGGTGTCGATACCAGTGTTGATGACCTGCTTGATGGAAGGCTCGGTTGAAGCTACCTCTGTGGTCTCTTCAGCTTCAACGGGTGCGACTGCCTTGGTGGACTTAGTGGACTTGCGTGTGGTAGCCATTGTGGACTCCTTGGTTGATGGTTCATGGTGGCGGGGTGCCTTGTGAGTATCACTGTACATGCTGATGCCGATGTGTGCAACTCCTAGACGAAACTATTTTCTACGGATACGACGGATGACCTTTCTAAGGTGCTCGTGGTCTTCTTGCAGCGTGGTCCAGACATCCTCATCCACTGTGCCACGGCCACACAAGAACCACACCGTCGGACTCACTGGGGACAGCTTGATCCGGTCGCTGGCTTGCTTGAACGTGACGTAGTTGAAATCGCTGGTGTACCAGATCAAGTCCTGGGCTACGGAGATGTCTACTGCCATAGCCACCGTCCGGGGCTGCACCAGCAGCACGCGCTTCTCACGGTCCTGCTGGAACGCCTCAATCACATGGTTCTTGTTAGGTGTGGCCCCGGTGATTAGCAGGTGTCCCAGTCCCTTCATGTTCAGGTATCTGCGCACCAGCTTCACTTCCCACAAGTGCGTGCATGCGATGATGACCTTGCCGTCACACCTTTCAAGCACCTTGCCCAGTGCGGATAGTCTGGCTCGGGCTGCTGGCAGCACTGTGAACGACTCGCCATCCTCATCCTTGAACCAGCCACCGACAAGAGTGCGCATGCGTAAGAGACGGGTCAGGGGGTTCAGCCCGATGACTGTTCTGCCGCCGACGTACACCACACCCTTCTTCAGCATGTCCCTGTGCATCTTCATGACGTCAGCCGGGACAGGATATCGAACCTTGCGGATAGGCACCGGGTCACCGGGTCCAACCATAGTGATGACGTCGGACTGGATGTACTCGTTCAGCTGAGCCTGACGTATGGGACGGATGAGTTCGGGGAAGCCCTTGACATTAGTCCACTCACCGAAGTGTTCACGGAAGTCCCTTGCGCTTGCCCACTCATCTCGGATGGCAGGGTTCAGGAATGTCCACTGACCGTAGATCGCATCAATCTGGTCTGGGTTAGTAACAGGTGTGCCAGTCATCAGCAGCCTGTACGACCACGAGTGAGCCAGTGGCCGGATGTTACGGCCGAACACAGAGCTAGGTGTCTTGATGATGTGAGACTCGTCCAGCAGCATCATGCCCTTGCCGTCAGCCAGCTTAGCCAGCTTGCGCAGATATGGCCCGAGCCTCTTCCAGGGAGCCTTGCCGAACTGCTCATAGTTCACGAACAGCAGCGTGACACCCTTGAACCGAACAGGCTCTGGATATGTGTTGCCAGCAGTCAGCGGGAAGAACCTGTATCTCGTCTTCAGCCACTTAGCAGCTTCAGTCTTCCATACGCCTTCAGCGACCTTGGGACCCACGATAACTACGATCGGGGGCTTGTGGTGCTGTACCCACTTTAGAGCCACAGCGGTCTTCCCTGAACGTGGCTCAGCCCAGAGAGCCGCGAAGGTTCGACCGGGTTCAACCAGTCGTTCCAACGCGACACTCTGGGAGTCCCTTAGTTGAAAGGACACTAGACCAGCATACGGCGTCGAATAGCAGATACGACTACAGCACTGACACCGATCAGCAGTGACGCAAGGCCTCCGAGCAGAACGCCCTGCTTGTCATCGCTTCCAGTGTATGCCAGCGTCGCCGCTACTGGCACAGCCTTCACTGGATCATCAATCTGGACAGGAGGTGTGGTATCCACCGGAGGAACCACTACTACAGGCTCTTCTTCACAGACGACCGCTTCATGCTCGATGGTCACTGCTGGGATAGCTTCCTGCCCTGGGATTGCCGGGACAGCTTCAGACACAAGGCGCTGCTCGGTCTCAGCTGGTGTGGCTTCAAGATAGAACCAGTCAACGTTCCCCGAGTTCTCGTGGCTGCGGAAGTATGCGCCTTCAACTCCGACACCATGAGGATCGCCGGCGACGTTAGCCTGCCACTGATCTCCCGGGAATTCTGGAGCATCATCGCTCTTCCACTTGCCTGTGAATGAGTAGCGCTGCCAGCCAGCTTCTTTGATGATGACTGTTTCGTACACTGCATCCACAGCTGGAACCTCGTCTACGGCAGGCACCTCGGGGGTGACTACCTCAGTCCAGGCTTCTGATGGGACACAGTCCTCGTTGACTGTAGCGCTAGCTGGAAGCACTGTGGCGAACGCTAGCCCTCCTCCTACAAGCAGAGCTGTGACAGCGCCTGCTAGCATCTTTGTGATCTTCATTGTTCCTCCTTGGAACGTAGGGTTATTAGAATGGTCAGTATGCCCTAAGCAGGGTCAGGACGCAAGTGTTATTATCTCGATACCACACCCCTCTAGATATCGGGTAGGATCGGGTCTGTGCGACTCGATGGGTTGAAGGATAATTAGTCGGGCCACACCTGAGGCGGAAACCAGCTTGGCACAATCGGCGCATGGTGCGTGAGTCACATAGATTGTGGCACCTTCAACATCAGTCCTACTGGCATGCAGCAGAGCATTCGCCTCGGCATGGACGCTCGGGCAGGCGTATCCGTAACCACTAACCATGTCTGGGACGCCACCAGCTGCTCTCAGACACCAGTTCTGGCATCCCAGGCTAGTGTCTGCCGGATACCCACTGGCAGGACCGTTGTAGCCTGTAGAGACCACTCGGTTGTTCTTGACAATGACAGCACCTACCTGAGCACGATCGCAGGACGACCTACGGGACACAGCCCGAGCAACATCTGCCCAGACCGTGTCCCACGATGAACGTGTCATCGGCCGTTCCAGCCACGTGCGAAGTTCTCTGCGAACTCCACGAACGCGTCATTGATCTGACGGTAGATGGTTCCCAGCTGCTCAGCAGCGGACGGCATGGCCCTAAGCTTTTCTAGACGTTCTCTATCAAGCTTATCTGCATACTCTTTAGGCGTCATCCCGTTGACCTTAGCTGCTGCGATGATAGCCATGCGATCGGCTGAACGCTTGAGTCTGCGATTAGCTTCACGGACCTCTAGTTGCACGTCCATCAGCTTGCCTTGTACTCAGCCGAACGTGTTCGCGCTAGGTTCTCTTGATGCTTAGCCATGTAGTCAGTGACGATCTCCTGACCGCTGACACCTGCTGCTAGGTACAGCGAGAGGACGAAGTGCAGCACGTCGGCCATCTCCTCACGGTACTTATCCACATCCTTGATGCCGCGTGAATCCTTCCATGGCTTCCAGTTGACCTCAGCCAGCACCTCATGGAGCTCATCAGTGGTACACAGGATGGTGTCCCGAATGTGCCTGCTCACAGCTTCAGGATCATTGACGTCTACGTCACGACCCCACTTCTCCTCCAAGCTGTGCTGCATCTTCAGCAAGAGGTTGAAGCCTGTAGCTGTGTTGTGAACCAGCTCCTGCATCGTGTGATACTCCTCGATGTCTTCTTTAGGTGGGAAGCGCTTGTCAAATGCCTTTCCAAGGGCATCAGCTTCTTCGCGACTGAACAGGGCTGGTGGGAGGTGATACGCCTGCTCTGTGATGTCATCTCGTTCGCTCATTGTGGTGTTCCTTTTCTCTCCTTGATAACGAACCGTTGCTCCTTCTCGAAGGTGGCTGTCATACGGTCTATTTCTTCCCAGGATACCAGCCTAGGGTCTTCCTGGTCTTCGCTGCTGAAAGGGCTTAGCACTACCATCAGCGCCTCTGCGAATCCAGTAGCTTCGGAGCGGAGAAGAGCCTTCTGCTTAGGGTCTTCCTCTTCTTCCGCTGTGACGGCTAGATCGTTGTATGCGTTGTGCAGCTTGCGCACAATCTGAGCACCTACGATGTCACCAGCTTTGAGCACGCTGTTGAATCGCACGCGCTTGTCGGTTATGTGCTGGAACGCACTGGTGGTCAGATACCGTGCGATGTCTTCGCTGGTCTCGTGCCCTGCGTCTAGGGCCGATTCAATGCCTTCGGTTAGAACGTCGATGGTTGTTACCCGACCTTCGCGCATCTCCTCACGGTCATCAATCACCGCGAAGATAATACCCCTGCCACCGAACACTGGATCAGGTTCTTCGTGAGCGCGTGTGCTTTTCTTAGCCACCTTGCTCACCTCCTTACTAGTCTGTATGATGATTCCCTCGTCACGGTAACGAAGGAGTTCTTGCGCGGCCTCCATGCGTGTGGCCTGGGATAGCTTCTTGTTCTGAGAACGGTCTAGCAGCACTCCCACCTTGAACAGGTGGTCAAGGTGGAGATGCTTGCCGTGGTCAGACTGTGATCCGCTGTCGTTCTTCTTCACGGAGTACCGTCATCAGATAGTCATCTGTGTAGAACGCTGCATCGACTTCAGTCTCATCTATGATAGGACTGTCTAACTTGAGCCATCTCTGTGCGAACACCTTGTTATCGATGTCACTGTGCACCTCTACCAGAGAGATGGTGCGGAACAGTGAATAGTCAGTTCTCTTGTTCATCTCGATGAGAAAGAGCGTCTGGTAGTAGTACATGTCGTTGACAGCTGCAAGAGGGCTTCCTGCATCATACAGTTCATCCTTGATGCCACGCACTGTCTCAGCTGCATGTATCTTCACAACGAGATGTGTGTCAGGCATGGCGAACACCGTGCGAGGACGATCGTCATACCATTCTCGGTCGGGCATAGCCAAGCGGTAGACCATGTGACTTAGCCAGTCAATACGATCATAGGTAATTGGGATGTAATCGGGATATAGGCTAACTTCCTCTTGCTGTCGTGCGTGCATGTTCTTGGTCGCATTGTATAGAGCAATGTGATCGTGAGCGAGGTTAGTAGCGCTGGTGGACTTGCCCGTCTTGTCCGGGCCTTCAAACGCGATGAACATTATTGCTTCTCCTTGATCTGTGTGACGATGTCATGCATGGATACTTCTCTGGGCTGTGCACCGGAGAAGGCATACCACTGAGTCCAGTGTACACCTATCTTCATGATTCCTCCAGCCTTGTTCCGCAAGGTGGCTCTCAGGTACGGTGCGATCTCTGGGTAGACCTTGAAGGCATTGTCCAAGTCTGGCTGACGCGCCGTAGGACTCTGCGGATCAATCGGGATGGTGGTCTCTATGCCAGTATCGGCATCCTGTGCCACAGCTGGCAGCGTGAACCACTTCTGCCCAGACGATAGCAAGTGCAGCGTCGTGCCTAGGTCTTCACCGTGCATGTGAAACTCGGGTGGCAACTCCTCCAAGGTGAGCCGGTCCAGATCGTAGAAGATTACTGCACACGGGAATCCCCCCTTGTCAAAGGTTGCTCCCACTGTGGTGTCTACGTCTCCGCTGAAGAGACCGTTGCGAGGATGCCCTAGTGCTGCGAGTGGTTCTGCATCAAACGCGCTCTCGGCCATCTGACAGGCCACAGCTAGGGATCGAACGTAGTTGTCAACACGACTACGACCACTCACCCCGAAGCTGTGCCTGCGAGTATGGTCTGTCTTGCCTTCACGTGGCAGGCGCTCCAGCAGGGACACCGAGCGGATGTCATCGTCTATCTGCAGGATGCGTGTGAAGCCCTGGGATCGTGCATGGCGGACAGCTCTCATGCGTGCTGCCCCTAACCCTGGAAGCTTCACGAGAACCTGCTTAGCCCATGGATAGGACTTCAGGTAGGCATCAGCCTGCTCCTTGCGAACCACGATGCGAATCTTGCGCTTCACACTATCTGGAGCGTCGTTCATGGTGTTCAGGAAGAGTGCAGCACCGGGGCGATTGTACGTCGGCACATAGATGGGATATATCCAGGAAGGCTTGGCAACCTTCAGAAGGGGTATATGCTCATTCACGGTCTACTCCTTGCTGCGGAGCTGCTTCTGGACAGCCTTGGCAATGCCAACCACGATAGCCACTCCGATGAAGAGAGTGATTATCACGAGGAAGCTCAGCATTGCCCAGCCCATCCAGATCATGACCAAGTCCCAGGGATTCACGCTGTGGCCTCGCTTCCTTCGATAGGCGCTTGCCAGACGCGACGCTGAAGTCGTTCGTCAATGTCGTAGGCCACATCCTCGAGGAGAGCGAAGTGGCGTGGATAGACGTGGAGGTTGGCAACCTGGAAAGTGATGGTGCCACGCTTCAGCTCTGGGAAGGGCAGTGCCAGATAATTCAGCACACGCTCCATGAGGTTGTCCCACATGCTGTAGTCAGCGCGGTAGCCGAACACGGCGTCCATACTGCGCATCTGGGCGATGATGTGTAGGTGCCCTTCTGCGTCCACCATGAAGTTGAGCGCGTTCGTGCAGATGAAGTCGTTGCGACCCTGGAAGTGGGACAACTCGTGCACGCTTCTGTCGCTGATAATTGCGACGCTGTGCCGAGTGCCTAAGCCCTCCTTGAGGAAGGCGTCCACAACGTTCTGGAAGACTCCCACGTGGACAGGCTGCCCGACTCGGTTGCGATCACCGAACAGGATGTGGCCGTAGGCACTGTTCACCTTGCCGTCGTCGCCTGCACACGCTTGGAAGAGCGCTGGCACTGGACCTTCCATGTCGGCCAGAAGGTCACTGCCTGAGTTGAACCAAGCCAGCTCACGGCGGACCCAGTCTTCGTTGACAGCGCCGATCATGCTGTGCTGGTCCGCGATCCAGTCAACCGAGTAGAGCACCTTGTTCCCGGTGCGTGGATCAATGGGGGCTGTGCTCAATGCCAGCACCACATCGTCAATCGTATTCTTGTGAAGCATGTGGTCCTCCTTAGGGACGCTAATGGGGTATGTCCTAGCCTAGGGTATGGGGGGCCGTTATACCAGCCCCCCCTCCTGTTAGCTCAGCTGCTTGGTGTGTCCTAGACCCTTCTCTCCAGTGTTGGAGTTCTGTCCGGCGGTGAATCCAGCCGATGATGCGTTGTGGTCAAATGCCTTCTTGGTGGCACGACCCTTGCGAACACCGAGGTTTGACATGTACGCCTGCACAGCCTGTCCTCGGTCAATGATGGCTAGCTCAGTACCGCTGCTCTCTTTCTCAGCCTCCTGGATGGCGCTAGCCCTGTTATCCCGCATGCGACGTGCTGCTCCGTCGCCGAAGCCCGTCAGGAAGGCTGCACGAGCGTTCCACTTGCCTTCGGTACTGCGCATGTCAAAGTCGTTCTTGTTGACCTTCCACCATGCGCTCATTGCGACGGTTGCTTGGATGTGCAGCGACTCAGCGAGGATGTACAGCTGGTCAACATCCGACTGGAAGCCGACCATGTGCAGCGTGATCGTGTTGCGACCATTGCTCTTCATGAACTCTACGTTGCCGTATGCGCGGCCGACTGCGTGGATGAACTGCATCAGGGGCTTCTGGTAGCTACCGGAGCAGACGTAGGTACGAGTGATGATCTTCTCGGTAGCCGAGCCAGCCTTGGAGCGCTTGGCTTCCAGGACGGACTGGTCAATCATGTACTTGACCATGAGACGTTCAGCGTGCTCGGTGAGGGCTTCAGCCTCTTCCGGCGTGGTCTTCTCGGCCTTGGCGAGAAGCTGGTTGATCAGTTCGATCTTCTTTTCAGTTGCAGTTGACATGAGGTGGACTCCTTATGAGGTGG